CCAGATGGTTTCTTGGCAACATACCATTCAAAATATTTCTTAGTGTGATTCTTCATTAACCATTGGCGAATCTTGTATCGTGTTTCTTTTTCTGGTTCGAATGATACTGAACCTGCCGTGAAACCCATCTTTTGCCAATAAGGTAAACCATCATACTGTGATAGACCATTTGGTTTCGCCTGGCCATAAAGTGATGTTGTTGTAATTGAAACCAACTTATCACCATAGAGTTTTTCCCATAGTTCTTGTATTGGCGTAGCAAGGCATAATAATGCTAGTAACTTACCACCAACATAATTATAACCTAATGGTTGTAACGGAACAATTGTTGACCCAATAGCAGTATGATTAATCATGGCGCCTTGTGTTTTAAGTTCTCGGCTCCAACCAATATAATTATCTCGTGGTGTTAAATCTAGGAAGTCAGATGAAATACAAATTACGCCTAGGTATTTCTTTGTTACTTTATCTTTAACAATGAAGTTTAGATTACGACCAATGTTTGAATTGTTTTTCATAGTTGATGAAAAGGTACGAATACAATTCCACAATTCAGGTAAATCATCTTGTTTATTAGCATAGATAAGTTCTGGTTGTAAATTTAGATACTCATCAACATTCTGTGGATTCCAAAAGTTAGATTTAACCTCTTCAATAGCTCGTCTCTGGTCTTCATCTTCAATAACTCTTTTCTCGCCTTCCCATAAATCATTAATTGTGATTGATGGATATCGGTCTTGCACTTCACACCATTTTTGATAGAGTGTGTATTCTTTAACATCCATTTTAGAAACATAAGATAAATCTTTGATGACAGTTTCTTTAAGTTCATTCTCATCAATCGTAGGCATATCCTCAACAGGATTTAAAGCCAACCATTTACTCCATTGGGTTTCTACATCGTCTTTTGAATCAAATGCGTATGCCATTATTTTCTTTTCTTAATGATTTCAGATAGTTTTTGTGCTTGTAATCTTTGCAGTTCTTGTGTGTTGTCAATATCTTTTTCTATAGCAGCTGTAGATTTTAATATACCTGCCATTTTTTGATGGTGTTCTTCTTGCATTTTTTTAAGTGAAGTAATTTGTGTTTGTAACTCATCCACTTTTCTTTTTTGAACATCTAATTCATAATTCATATTCACCATAGTTCCAAGGAATAGAAATGAAATTACTATTGAGAATAAAAATAATACTATTGCAATATGTTTATTTACCATGTTTTCTTTTTCGTGTGATTGTTTTGATAACTTTATCTCGTTTTTGTTTAGCTAATCTCAATGAAACTGGCCCAGCATGTTGCACAAACTTAATGCCATTCATGTGGTCTAATTCGTGTTGGTAACATCTTGCAGTTAAACCTTCCATTTTCATTTGGATGTGTTCGCCGTTTTCATTATAGAATGATGTCATAATCCATGATGGTCTTTCTATTTTAAGATATAAAGCAGGATAGGAGAGGCAACCTTCATTATCTTTTATCATCTCTGCCGATTGTTCGGTAATTAATGGATTAATGCAGGCGAATTGAAAATGTTCGGTACCAATCACAAATACTCTTTCAAATACTCCACATTGATTAGCTGAAAGACCTAAACCACCAAACTGTTTCATTGTCATCTTTAATCGTTTAATTAAAGTATTCATGTTTTGATTAGGTAATGCGTTTTTATATATTGGTATCGGTTTACTTAACATTGGATGATTATCATCAAACAATGGCAAAGGCTCAATCTTTTCTTCTTTTGTAATATTAACACCAGTATCGATGGTGAATATTTCTTGGTTTAATATATCGTCACTCATTTTACTATCCTTGAAAAGTTCTTTACTTTTTCGAATTTAATTACATTGGAAAATTTATCTTGTAAAATATCACCTTTATGTGAGATAACATATAGATTAACATCTTCAAGCATGTGTAATATTTTAATTAGCTCTTCGGTGCCATTGGTATCTAAACTAGAATCAAATATTTCGTCAAGTATTAATAGATTCGTATTTGATGAATTCTTTAGCTTAGCTATTGAGCGCCATGTAAGCATTAGTGCCATATCTATTCTTTGTTTTTCGCCTTCAGAAAAGTTATTATAGGTAAACTCATCACGAAACCTTGACTTGATTGTTTCTTTAAATGATTCATCGAGATTAAAGTTCACAAAGAAATCTAATGATGCTAAATACTTATTCACTAATTTATTAATGATTGGTAAATATTGTTTAATAATCTTTGTTTTAATACCTGTATCTTTTAATAGACCAGAAGCCACTTCATAGTATGTCTTCTCATCAATAAGTTCTCTCAATTCTTTTTCAGAAGTTTCAAGGGCAGCTTTAAGCTCTTTCAATATCACTTCTTCGCCATCTGATATTTGTTTCGAATCATCAAGGTCTTTAATTTGTTTTTCAATCCGAGCAATATATTTTTTCACTTCGGTAATTGAAGTATTATGTGTTGCAATTTTAATTTGTAGTTCTTGTATTTGTTTTTGTTTTTCAGCTATCTGATTAAGTTTATTCTGTTCTTCAAGTAGTTTGATTTCAAGTTGAGTTAGACCAACGGTACATTCAGTAACCTTACTATTCAGATTACCAACCTCTTCTTCTTTAAACTGTTTATCAATAGCCTGCCTACATGTTGGACAATTATCATTATGTTCGAAGAAATTAATATCTTTTTTAAACTTGTTTAGATTAGTTTCAATCTGAGCTTCAAGTTGATTAAACTTTTTAACTTTTTGTTCTGTCTCAAGGCGACTTGTTACTTCGGCCTGTAATACCTCAATATCTTTATTGTAAGTAATTGATTCAGATATCAACACATCAACGAATTGTGAATTTTCGGCTATATCCTGTTCATATTCAACAATCTTATCATCACTATTTTGTTTTAGTTGTTGGATATGTTTTTCTTTAATTTCGTGTTGTTGTTGTTTAATTTCGATATCGTGTTTTTTTGAGATGGTCAAGTCTTTATTATTTGACATTTTTTCTCTAACGATACCATTCATTGTGGAGAATATTTGAATATCAAGGAGGTCTTCAATGATTGCTCGTCTATCACTATTTGATAACTGCATGAATGGAGTGAATGATGCTGAACCTAATACAGCTATCTGTGTAAATGATTTATAGTTTAATTTAATAACAAACTTTTCAAGGTATTCTTGATAGTCTCGGGAAGCTGCATCTTGATTTAGTAGTTCACCATTACACCAAATCTCAAAAACATTTGGTTTAATACCTCGGATAATTTTATATGATTTGTTACCTGTATCAAATTCAATTTCAACCACACAATCTTTTTGATTGATTGAATTGACTAGGTTAGGTTTAACGATTGAACGGAAAGGCTTACCAAAAAGACCAAAGCATAAGGCATCAAGCATCGTAGATTTACCTGAGCCATTTTCACCAACAACAAGTGTGTTACTTGTGTTATCTAATTTAATTTCGGTAAAATAGTTACCGGTTGAAAGTAGATTCTTCCAACGAACATAACGAAAAATTATCATTCAGTAGTTTCTGTATTTAAAGCTTCAACATAAAGTTCACGCATAAGTGTTTTAAGTTTTTCATTATTTACATTTAAAGTAAGGTTGTCGATGTGCTTGCTTAAAATTGTCATTGTATCTTCAGCCTGGTCAATAATTTCCTGGTCAGTATCAAAACTTGTATCAGTAAAGTCTTCAACAATAGATATATCTGCTACACCAGCTTTATAAAGGTTATCAATCACATTATCAAATAGATAAGGATTCTGTTTGTTTACAACAATTACTTTTACATATGATTCTTTTAATGAGCCAAAATCATAAGCCTTCCAAAAATCAAAATCTTGAGCACCATCATCATAGTTTAATTTATGGAACATACGATACGGATTTTGAATAAATTCTAATTCACGAGTATTCAAATCAAATAGATGAAAACCTCGTGGGTCATTATAGTCAGCCCAAGTCATTTCAGTAGGAGTGCCAACATAATAGATATGACCATCATCTGATTTGTGATGGAAATGTCCAGTTATAACCATATCATACTTGTTTAATTTGTTTTTGTCAATACCACCACGACAAACATTACCGCGATCCATTTCAAATCCATCTATTTCAAAATGGCCAAAAGAGAGTTGTGATTTAGATTCGTTTATTTTCTGGAAGATTTGTTCTTCGTTCTGAAGGCATAACCAAGGAATAACATCAACATTGATGCCGTCAAAGTCAATAGTATCAAAGTCATCAAATACGGTAATGTTATCGTATTCGTTTAAAAGAAGCTGTGATGAATTGACTTCGAGTGTATTCTTAAAAGATACATCGTGGTTACCAAGGATGGTATAAAACTTAATGTTGTTTTCTTTTAACCTATCAAAGAAATATTTTCGACACAGGTATAGTGAATTAAAATTGATAAACTTTCGCCTATCAAATAAATCGCCTAGCTGAAATACAGTATCAATCTTATTTTCAATTAAATAAGGAAAGAATATATTATCATAAAACTTCTTGATATACTTATGGAATTCCAAAGAATCGCCACGCATACCAAAGTGGGTATCGCCAAGGAGACAAATTTTCATAAATTAATGTATTGCTTGAGTTTCGTTATATTTTTGTTTAAGTGTTTCTATTTCTTTTTTAAGAATAAGTTTTTGATACTTCATCTTGCTAAGGTCCAAATCATTCACAAAATGACTATAATTTTCTTTAATTTGGCTATCTAAAATTAAATGTTCTTCTTCTAAATTTCTAATATGATTAAATAATTTCTCTTTGTTCATTTAAAACTCCATAGGAATTAGGAAATCTGAATTTTACCTCAGCGCACCCACACATAATAACACATAATAATAATAAAGTCAAGCGTTTCATGGCAATTATAGGTCTTCGCCAATAAATTGGTCAACACCTTTTGCCGGTTTATTATCTTTCTTTTTCTTTTTGTTTTCTTCAAAGTTGAATATGAATTCTGATATGTTGGCATACAATTCAAACTGCTTAGCTACACCGTCTGAATCTTCTAACATCTCATTCTCATCTAATATACCGAATTGCTCGGTAGCTTTGTATTTGACATATAACTGCTTCTTCTCTTTCATGATTCTTCGAAGAAAGGCAAAGTATATGATTTGGGTGAAATATGCAAATGGATTCTTTGATTTAGTTTCATCAAAATTACGGAAATACATAATACAATTTTCAATACCATCTGATATCATCTCATCTCGGAAAGAGTATGAAATGAAATTTGGTTTGCGTGATAGATGTTCTGCAATTTTTAAGAAGCATTCACCAACATAATTTGGAATTTGTGGGTCTTCTTTTTCTGCTTTCTTTGCCTCAGCACATTTTTCTTTATATTCCACTAGGGCTTTCAAGAAGTCGGCATTATTTACATAATGTTTTGGTTTTTTCTCTGCCATTTTATAATTCACTTTCAAATAATTTAGTTACAAAATTTCTATTGTCATACTTATACTCCGGATATGGACCATTTTTATCTACATAGTGCATAAAAACTTGACCCATACGGTAATCATCAGGACCTTCACAAACTTCTCGCCAATGTTCTAAATCACATCCACGATATATTACACCATCACCAGCTTCAAGTGCATATTCAGAATCGTGCATCCAAATTGGCCAATTATAACCGCCAGTATCTCCTAATTTCAATGTAACGGATATTTCACACGAAGGTCTATCTGTGTGCTTTTCTAATATGTTTCCTGGTCGATATAATCGAGTGTAGGTATAAGTTGGCCATAATTCAAGGCCTGTGATTTCTTCCATTTTAGGTTTCATCATCTTCATTAAAGCATCTAACGCTAAATCGCCATGCCTAGACCCCCATGAACCAGGAACTTGAATGTCTCCAAGGACAATCTCTCTTGTTTTACCAGCTAATACGGATGCGTGAGTTGAAAATCTTAAATAGTTGAAAAGGTAATCAGCTGTATCTTTAGGAATAAAATCCTTTACTAATACATAACCTTTTTCTTTAAATGTTTTTGTTATTTCTTTATTATCCATATATTTGCCTCACTTTGTGCTTGACATCTGTTATTGTGGTGGTGTCCCGTTTGATGATATTTGATCCAGTACCTTATCCGTTAGCCTTTGAACTCTTTTACGATAATCAAATCCTAGTAAACCTGATTTCTTTCCGCTCTCATATATTGGAGGAAGTCTATCTGTTGAATAATATTGGTCAGCGGTAATATCTATAACGTTATTTTCATTATCTACTGCCCACCAATGATAGATACCTTCATCATCTAATGCTCTATATAGTTTAATAACTTTAGTACCAAATATCTTTTGTAAACAACCTGAAGCGTTATGACAATGGCCAAACATTGGATTAGAAGCATTTCTTTCTACCCATTTTTTAGGTAAAAGGTCAGGCGTTAAATTCTTTAATATAATTTTACTTACTAATTTAAGATTCTTTGGTGTATATTCTAACATTAATGCAGTTTCTTTCTTCTTTGATTATCAATTTCATCCATTATATTTTTAACCTTATCATCTTCTTCAAAATCTGGTTCTAATTCTGCAAGAGCTTCATCTCTCATTATATGTAGTTCTTCTTTTATATTAGCTAACACAGAATCATTTTTAGATATTGATTCGATAGCAATCTCAACCATATTTCCATAATATTCAATTAAATCATCTTTTGGATTAACAAAAGTTAAAATATCATCTTGAGTGATAGTGGCTATATTATCACAAATAACCTCAAGTGGCAACCATGGTACCATCATCATTACCGTACCTTTGGCACCCCTTTTAAATAACAAGGTCATCGGGTGGTTTAATTGAACCAAATAATCATCTTCACTCATAACACAATCTGATATGATGTCTTCGCCGCTCTGTAGGCGGATAATTTTGATATTATGTTGTGGTTGGTTTGACATCTTTAAGGTCTATGTTATAATATTTATAGTTAAACTTTTCATCATCATATATTTTAACACGCTCAATGAAATGTTTTAGTGTGTAATTGGTAAATTTGCCTGAACGAAAATCATCGGCGATATCAAACAAAACTGCAGCTTCTTTATTATCACCAATTCTTAAACCACGACCAATAGATTGTAGATTACGGATACGAGATTTACTTGGTGATGCGAATATAATATTATGTAGGTTACGAATGTTGACGCCTGTTGAGAAGGTACCGTATGAAGCTACAATGATGGCGTCTTTTTCTTTTTCAGTAATTGAACGGACCGATTCGCGAATCTCAACATCAGTTCCGCCAAATACAAAGAATACATGCCTATTTTTTGCATGTTGTTTAATATTAGCGTAAAGGTCTTTGCCATGTTTTTCAACGAATTGGAATAAAATAAGTGAATTGCCTTCTAGCGATAATGCTAGATTGCGAATAAAATTATTACGCGTTTCATTGGTGACTATGTAATCAATTTCTTGATTGTAATCCCAATCGCGAGCCATCTTACATATAGGTTCAGGATACTTGAGAATCAGACATTTAATATTAAAATCTGCTAATTGACCTTTCTCAATTAATTCAGATGTTGAGGTTGCCTTATAAACTGGACCAAATAAACCCTCTAGTACCAAACGATGAGTTTGAGTTCCGTCTAAAGTTCCTGTAGTACCTATTCTGTATTTAGAATTCGAACAACCTGTAAGTATCGTAGTAAGTGATTTAGCTTTAAATTGGTGAGCTTCATCGCCCAAAACAAAATTAAACTGTTCAAAGTATTCACCTGGATTCTTGTAAATGGATTGCCAGGTGGTGATGGTTAGAAAATTGTTGGTGTGTTTATCTTTGCCAGAATATTGACGATGGCAGTATGTGTCAGAATCATAACCATAGGATTTGAAATCCGAAAACATCTGTTCAACCAATGATGTGGTTGGAACTATTAATAATCCTTTTCCTAAACCCGATGTTTGTAAGTAACGAATAATCATATAAAGTATGAGTGATTTACCTGAAGCCGTAGGAGATAATAAAAGAATTCTCTTATTACGAATAGCATGAATAAAAGATTTTAATTGATAATCACGAACTTCATGTGGAAGATTTAATGTCTTAATAAAGTCTTCAGCTTCTATCACAGACAATACTTCGGTAGATATAACATCTGAATCTATCTCAAGTTTGTAATTTCTTTCCTCACAAAACTTTTGAATATAAGGAACTAGGCCATGATATATGTTAAAGTTGCGTAAGTCTGCCAGCCTTATCTTTCCATCCCATAGTCTGCTTTTATACGCTGGAACAAATTGATAACCGGGAACAAAGAATGTAAAGTAATCACTTAATTCTTGTGCGATGTTTCGTTCACACTCAAACTGAATGAATACTTCGTTCTTTTTATGTAAGATTAAATCAGGCATAATCAGTAAGAAAAGTTTATAGCAATAGAAACTCGGTCTTCACCACTTTTGTTCTTTTCCACCATATGTTGAATATTAGATTTGAATATAATCAAATCGCCAGCTTTTGGTGTAACAGCGTGTGTTCCATAACTAACAATTTCATTATATTCATCAATAGGTAAAGGAAACATCTCATCAAATGTATCTTTCTTAAACACTATGTTTCCGCAATTATCTGGAGCTTTAACATAATATACTGCACTAAAACTCTGCTTTGCGTGTCGGTGATATTCTTGATATTGTTCTTTATCTGCAACATTAACCCAAGCTTCGACAAATCGAATCTTTTTCTTTTTTATGCCATGATAATCTGCAAAAACATTTGCTCTATCCACACACAAATCTAATAGAGGTTTAAATATTGGATCCATTGTGATATCATATACATTCATAGAGGAATATGTATCAGACCTCCAATCTTGTGTATATTCATTTAACTCTTTAATTTCAATAGCTCTATTATAAAAAGTATCATTTAGTGGAATAAAATCTACTAAACTTTCTTTTGAAAATACATCAGCAAAAAGTGGAGAAATGTGCATATTATACTCCCTGTATAAATCTTTCCCATGCAATAAAGTCACGGAGTTGGAATGTTCTGGAATTTAATTCTTTGAGGATACTGCCACAAATATCAACAACTTCTTCGTGCATAGCTTTTGCAGCTAGACGAGCGTTGATGTCTTCGTCTGATTCTAGGTAAGTTGTGATTTCTGATTTTAAAACATAAGGGAAAGGTTGCCAACCGTATTGGGCGAGTTGGTCCTCATCGAGTTTGCCTGTATAATATTCCCACTTTAATCGCCTCATCTTACTAACCTTAAAATCAGATTCTTTGGCCAATAGGCGATGACGAGATAGTATATTTAAATACTTACTATGTAATTTGGGTATATCTAATAAGGCTTTGCCTGGTTCCGTTCTATCTATCTCGGAATCCTTGCGCCACATTTCTAATAATTCTTCAAGTTGTTTCATATAATTGAAATCCTCCTATTCAAAGGATACATCACTTCCATTAAAAAGTCAAGCGTTATTTAGAATAATTTTTCAATATCAAAGTAACTATACCGAAATGTAGCATCAGCTGTAATTATAGTATCTGGAGAATCTGTTGCACTCATTATAAAGGTAGAAAGAGTAGTAGGAAATACATCAAAAAATTTAATGTTATAGTATGGTGTATTTGATGATGAAAGCAAAGTAACGGTTGCATCAGAATATTGTGGTTTGGCTATTGGAATATTTGTTGCATATTTGTTTAATTTACTAAGATTTCTATACTCAGCAAATTCTTTAGGGAAAGTCATAGCACGGATCCAGTCATGTATTTCAAGCCACGATTTTAATTCTTCGTCAACGACAAAGGTAATATTCAATAAATCGTATATGGCCTTTTCACCGGGAATATACACGTCAACAAATGGATTGGTTTGTGGAATTTCAGATAAAGAAATACCGGGCACACTTAATGATTGGCAAAAATACCTAACATTAGGTGAACGACCAAAGTTAAGTTGAAACTTATTTGGCTGTAGAAAGTTAGGGTTTGTTGGGTTGCGATTGGTTGCTGTCATAATGGTTTATTTATGCTAAAAAAAAGAGGACCCTTTTTACGGAGTCCTCTTTAAGATTTATTGCTTTGCTAGTCTTTTATTATAGTTATAATTATAAGACTTATAGATTACATTAAGTTTGCAATCTTGAACGCACGGTAGTAGTTGTTAGACAACACA